CATTGGATTACCGAGGTGCCGATCCCTTGCGACTGCGGTCTGCGTCTGAAGATTGCGCGTAGACCTGTCGCACTCGTTCTGCATGTTGCGCGGGAATCGCTCGCGTTTTGGAAAAGAGACGTACTGGCGAGCATGGCGACACTCGGTCGGCTTCTACGATCTTCCAGAGCTGCTCGTTGGCTACGCTGCCAGCTCCTACGTCGACCTGGTACACGATCAGGATCTCCCGATTGCCAGCGCCGAGCGCATACAGATGCGGCTCGCAGGTCCTCACGTTGTTCATCGGATCCGTGTACTCGACCAACTGCTTTTTCGCGATGGCTTCGATCAGCCATTGCTCGGCTCCTCTCATAGGGGGTTCCTTTGTTCTGAGTTGATGTTGGGGAACTGAAATTTAGCACGCTGCGAACTCCCGCCCGTTTTTGATGTTGATTAAAGAATAGTTGTTCAAAGGAAAAAGGTCATGTGGAACGGTTCACACGAGACATGGGTTGATTGCCTCAAGCGGCATTTGCGTGCCTGGAAACTTCGAGGCCCGGCCGGTGACGGATCGAAGGGGCAATGGAGCGACGAGACAATCTGCGATCTGATCGTCGAGGCGCATGAGCGCATCGGCGGTCCGGCAAAGACCGGCATCGTGTTCGCACCAGGCAGCGCCGACGAGTCCAACCGCAAGAAGGCAAATGCGGCACGCATCATGCGCATGCTGACCGACGAGCCGTCGACAGACGGTCCTTCCATCGCTTTGGTCAACTTGCTGCCGTCGATATCGGCCGCGATGCCGGCCGACCTCGCGACAAGCTTCTGGAACGAGTATCTGGCTCCGGCAAGGCTCGGCGTCCGTGGACTGGATGACGGGCAGACGGTCGGATTCAATCCGGCTGAGCATATCGGCGCTCAGACGAAGGAGAGCGCCGAGGCGACGCTCGCGCTCCTGCAGGTCCAGGCGAATCCCTCGCTCGCTTCGCTCGAGGCGGCGCACAAGGAACAGACCGACGTCATCGAGACGGCAACCAAGGCCCGCCGCGAGCTCGACGCCGCGATCGCCGAGCTGCGGTCCGGAGGCAACGTCAGTCGAATCGTAAGAAAAAACGCGTAACAACAGGCTAGGGACAAATAAGAATGGCAAAGATAAGCCCGATGGCACCAGACAGCGCAGGATTCAAGGTGCTGGTGCGTTTGCACGATTTAGGGGGGACGGCTTCGGTAACGGAGCTGATTGAGGCATTGTGGGCTGACTTCCGGCATAAGTCGCGCTTTCATAAAGTCGCCACACTGCCGTTAGCGGAGCGCGGACTGGTGGTCGACCAGGAGGAGGCGGGGTTAGTCATTACGGCCGAAGGCCGCATGATGGTCGAGTCCTACAAGCGGCGCTTGCCGGCAGCGAAGTCGGCTCCGTGCATGCCGGCTCCGTTGAATCCGGCAAAGGTCATGGCATGGGGGCAGACTCGACCAGGCGCCCTCGATTACCGCAGCATTCCATCGATGATGGGCGGCGAGCGCGTGCCGTACGCGCAGGACGACACCGGCGCGGAGACCAAGTGAATCTCGACGATTTTGACCGGGTATCGGATAAGGCCCTCCTGTCAATCGAGGGCCTCCTCTTCGAATGGTTTCCCAACGGCGTTAAAGACGGCCACGAATTTTGTATTGGTTCCCTCTCCGGCGAAGCCGGCAAATCTTTACGTGTCCGACTGACCGGTGCCAAGGCGGGGTTTTGGTCTGATTTTTCTATGGACGGCGAAGCCGGCCGTGATCTCATTTCCCTCTACGCGGCGAAGGAGCGGATCTCGCAGGGCAAGGCCTGCGCCGATATCGCAGATCAGCTCGGCATCGCTCTCAGCGACAGCCGGCCGCTCGCGGCAAATAGCGACTCTTCCCGGGCGAAGCCAACCAGGGCACAGAAATCCGCGCCTGCGCAAGCCGGACAAGGGGTAGAAATGCCTACGGAGCCTAAGCGCAAAACGGAGTGGGTTCCGATCCTCCCAGTGCCTGAAGATGCGATCGAGCATCCTGCGGCGCATATCAAGCGCGGCCGGCCCGAGATGACATGGCAGTATCGTGACCAGCTGCGGCGGCTTCTCGGCGTCATATATCGATTCAAAACTTCAGATGGCGGTAAGGAAGTGCTGCCGTGCGTCTATGCGGAGCACAGCAAGACCGGCAAGCGCGAATGGCGATGGATGCAATTTCCCGAGCCGAGGCCGCTTTATCTGCCTGGAGCGTTGCGGCCGGATTTTCCGGTGCTGGTGGTCGAGGGCGAAAAGTGCGCGGACGTCGCTCACCAGCTGCTGCTCGATGCATGGGATGTGGTGTCCTGGCCGGGTGGCGGCAAAGCGCCGAAGAAGGTGGACTGGAGTCCATTGGCCGGCCGTCGTGTGATTCTGTGGCCTGATGCCGACGCCAAGCGCTACAAGGAGGGGCATCCGTTCGCTGGAGAATTGAAGTCGCGCGTCGAGCAGCCGGGCGAAATGACCATGGCGACGATCGCCGAGGTGCTGGTAGAGCTTGGCTGCGACGTGCATATCGTCGACGTGCCGGGGCCTGACGAGGAGCATGGCGGCCTGCAGGTCGACGAGGACGGTCATGACGGATGGGATATCGCTGACCTGGTGGCCGCCGGCGGCACTCGCGAGATCGTCGACGAATGGCTGCAGCGCCTGCGTGTGAATGCGCAGGACGACGTGCCGGCAGAACACGAGCCGGAGCATCTCAATTCTGACGAGGTGCCGGCGCATGTGCTTGAGCCGATCGACGACGGCGAGATCCCTGACAACGTGGTGCCATTGCGACCAGGCGCGAAAAGCATTTCCACCCCTCGTAAGGCTGGCGCGGGCGGCCTGACTAGGCGGCAGATTCGGGACAAGATGATCGCCGGCGCGACGCCCGGCAGCGTGCGCGGATGCCGTGAAAACGTCTATGTGGCAATGAAGTTCGATCCGTTGCTCAAGGACCTGGTGGCACTCGATCAGTTTGCGATGACGCAGGTCAAGCGCAAGGATCCGCCATGGCCGTCCGAGCCGGGAGAATGGACCGAGGGCGATGACTTCCACCTCGGTATCTACCTTGCGGAGCATTACGGTCTGGTGATTGCGGCCGTCGGCGATATCGAGAAGGCCGTCGCGCAGTCGGCGCGTGAAAACGGGTTCAATCCGGTGCTCGACATGTTCGAGGAGTGCGCGGCCAACTGGGACCGGCAGGAGCGTGTTGCGACGGCGTTCTCGACGTACTGGAGCGCGCCGGATTCGGAATACATGCAGCTCGTCTCGACGATGTTCTTCGTCGGCATGGCAAAGCGTGCTTACTTCCCTGGCGTGAAACACGACTATGCGCCGGTATTCGAGGGCGGGCAGGGCGAAGGCAAGTCGACGTCGCTCTCCATCCTTGGAGGGCAATGGTTCGCTGACACGCCGTTCAAGATGGGGGACAAGGACGGGTTCCTCGCAATTCAAGGCGTGCTGCTCTACGAGATCGCGGAACTGGAGCAGTTCAACCGGTCCGAAGTGACGGCGGTCAAGGCCTTCATGTCCAGTCAGGTCGACCGCTACCGGGAGCCGTATGGCCGCCGGATGCGTAATCAGCAGCGCCGGACGGTGTTTGCGGCAACGACCAATGAAGGCCAGTACTTCAAGGATCCGACGGGCAACCGGCGGTTCTGGCCGGTCTCGTCCGGCCGCATCGACCTCGAGGGACTGCGCCGCGATCGCGACCAGTTGCTCGGCGAGGCGGTGCATCTGATGCGCGCCGGCGTGAAGTGGTTTCCGACGCGAGACCAGCAGGTCAAATTGATTACGCCGCAGCAGAGCGAGCGCGATATCTGGGACGAGTGGACTGGCCGGATCTGGGAATACGTCGAGGGCTACGATACCGAGGGCAAGCAGAATCTGCTCAACGTAAGGGACAAGGTAACGGCTCGCGAGCTGCTCGTGAAGGCGTTGCATGTCGAGATCGGCAAGATCGGCAATGCCAAGGCCGAGACGATGCGTATTTCCAATGTTATGCGCAAACTCGGCTGGATCAAGAGCCGCGAAACCACCGGCCCACGCGAGTGGATTTATGAGCGCCCGGCAGCCGAGGCAGCATCGGAAGTTGTCGAAATGCAAGGGGGAGATGATGATCTTCCGCTTTGAGGGTATGATGTCAAAAGCTTCATCGCACCAGGGATCGTGCGCGAAATTTTCGCGTGCGGAAAAGGGCGATGCGCTTTCAAATCCGTCTAACCTCCCAACCTCGTCTAACCTATGTTTTTCGAGGTTAGACGGCGCAAACCCGCATGGTTACTGGGTTCGTCCAACATCCCAACCTTTTTTCCTGATTTCCTCGCGTACGTACGCACGCGTACGCGCGCGTAGGACGTTTTTCTCCCCCCTTCACATTTTCCCTGCCACCAAAAAAGAGGTTAGACAGGTTAGGAGGTTAGACAAGGCCAGCATTTACAAGGCTTTGCGCCGTCTAACCTTCCGTCCAACCTTTAGGAGGTTAGACGGATGAGTAAAAACAGCATGCGAGACCAGATGCCATGGGCCGCCGAGACGGTCGATTGGCTTCGGGAGGTTTTCGGCAAGGAATACATCGACGAGCAGTTCAGGCGCTCGATGGGAAAGCGGATGGTCAACGGAACCGTCCAGTCCGGCTTCAAACCCGAGCCGACGTTCTGGATCAGAGAGAGCGGCCGGGAGCTCGGCACGCGCGACACCGGCAGTACTTCGGTAGTGCGATGGGACGAGGTAACTGGCCTGCCTTACTCCGCCGAGCCAGACTGGATGGTCGAGGCGCGTCAGGTGGCCGAGCGTCGGGGGATCAAGATCCGCCCGGCCGATCCGAACAAGCCTGCCGACGTGCGCCGCGAGGCGGACGAGCTGCGGCAGGTCCTCGCAACCGCAAAGCAGGGATAAGAAAAATGGAAAACCATGAGACCGACGAACTGGCGGTGTTCGAGTCGACCGGGCAGGCAATTCACGTCGCCTATGCGATCCTCGCTCAGCCGGCCTTTCACGACAACATGACGCGCCGTGCGTTGATGGGCATGCTGACCGCGATGCCGTTCCTGCCGCCGCGCCTGTCGCTGTGGCTTGACCGACTGCGTGGCAGTCCATCGGAGACGGTGCATTTCGAGGGGCTGTCGCCTTACGATGTTCGGGCTCAATGCTCGATGGTGATATCGGCGGTGCGCACGAAGTTGCCGCCGCCGGAGATGTGGGCGCTCCAGGCGAAGTACGCCGGGATGGTCGAGGCGCAGCAGGGAAGAGCGCGCCGGCAGGTCTTCTCCGAAGAAAAGGCGATCGCGATCCGGTCGCTGTCGACCTGGCTGCTGCAGACGTCTGCATTCGAGCTCAAACCGATCGAGGGCGACGCGGGTAAGCGGCCGGTCAAGGCTCCCGAGCCTCCGTTCAAGGGCATTCCTGTGCCAGCAATGGACTGCATGGTCGCGAAGTTCTATGCCCATCACAAGCAGACCAAGGCTGAGCTGAGCTACCGTGAACTGGCGAAGGCCTTCGGCGGCAACCACATGACCTATGCCCGGGCGTTCCCGAAGGTGCGCAAGAAACTGCGGGAGCTGGAGCCGATGGCATTGCGTCGATTGCAGCCGTACTTCGAGGAGCGGGGTGTTGTGATTGCGCAAATCGCAGAACTGGAAAGTTTGACGTAAGGAAAAATTTCCGTTTGACACCTTGTTACAGATCAACTATATTTTCTCCAACCTCGCAGTAATACCGTCTAAGGCCTGAATCGCTTCGATTCGGGCCTTTTTCATTTGCGGTCCAATCCGGAGGCAGTCATGCCTAAGCCCACGAACGACCAGCTGCCACGCCGTGTCGAGCCTGTTGCAGCCAGCAGGCCGCCGCCCGATCCGAAGCAGCTGCGCCGCGTGCTCGGCTTGGACCTCATCGAGCAGCAACGCGCTGGCCGGTTCGGCCGATCTCGTTAGCCACCAGGTGTCTCCTCGCCTCCTGCCATCGGAGTGCGATTGCCCGCGATCGACCAGAGTCTTTCGTTCGCGGGGTTTCTATTCGGCGTAAGCCAAACCGCGTCTCCATCACGTTCTCCTAGGAAGGAACGGGGTTTTAGCCGCCGCACTGTCGCGACTCAGTGCGGCGGTTTTCTTTTGTCGAGATCGATGATGCGTGATACCGAACGAACCGCCTCGCCGTGCCCGGTCTGCACCAAGAAGACCGATGTCGAGTGCTCGCATGTCGACTGCCCGAACCGAAGGCGGTTGACGGCAGCGCCGCCGCAGGGCGCTAACGTCTGGCATTTGCGCAGCGGCGTGATGCAGCTGCCGACCTGCAGGGAGTAGGCGGATGGCAAGCCAGATGGTGATTGGCCTGCCGAAGGTGCTGGCAAACCTGAGCGACCTCGGGAAGAACCAGATCCCGTTCGCGGTCTCGTTGATGCTCAATGCGACCGCCCGCGACATTCAGGCGGCCGAGCGAAGCGGCATCGACGAGGCGTTCGACAAGCCGAAGCCATTCACGCGTAATGCGTTCGGGCTCGTGTACTCGAACAAGCAGAACCTAACCGCTAAGGTCTTCGCAAAGGACATCCAGGCGAAGTACCTGCTGCCGCAGGTCGAAGGCGGGCCGCGAGAATTCAAGACGTTCGAGGAGCGGTTCGCCGCGACTGGAGGTCCGAAGGTTGCGCTGCCGGGGCAGGCTGCCAAGCTGGATCAGTTCGGCAACATCTCGAAGGCGCAGATCAAGAAGATTGCGAAGGACCTGAACACGGCCGGCACGGCCAAGCGCTTCTTCAACGGTGTGCCGAAGGGCGGCAAGCTGCCCGCCGGCATCTACACGCGGGTGAACAACAACACCAGCATCGCGCCGTTGATTGTCTTCGGCAACGACGCGGTCTACGAAAAGCGATTCCGGTTCAGCGAGATCGCCGGCGCGACCGTCGACGCGTCGTATGAGAAAAACATGCGCGCGGCATGGGAGCGAACCATCAAGTCGGCCAAGCGGTAGGCGGCCGGACGGGTCGCGGGTCCTTCCAGGGCCGGCCCCCGACATGGGTAATTCGCGCCACGATCGCCGCGTTGTTGGGGAATTTTGGAAAGGGTAGTCAGTTGGGTAGTCAGGCAGGTAGTCAACTGGCAGTAGTCACTGAGGTAGTCAAATGGAGATGGGATTTCGCGAATACGCTCGGCACCGGGGGGTGACTCTCGGCGCGGTGCAGAAGGCGATCCGCGCCGGCCGCATCTCGGTAAATGCAAACAACAAGATCGATTCCGAGGCAGCCGACCAGGCGTGGGCCGCCAACACCGACGCCTCCCGCGTTGCCGTTAATGTGATGGCAGATGTGCCTACGCAGCGCGAAATTCCGCTGGCGCGCGCGGTTGCAGAGAGCGCACCTCCGCCGGCGGCCGCCGAGAAGGGCGATGCCGACGGTATGAGCGGCACTGATCGCGTTGCGTCAGAGTACCGAGAGCATCGCGCTACACGCGAGCGCTTCCAGGCGCTCACGCAGCAGCTCGAATACGAGCAGCTGGTCGGCACGCTGATCAACGTCGACGAGGCGAAGCGCATTGCTTACACCTCCTTTCGTGCGCTGCGCGACGCCGTGATGAATGTCGCGCCGCGCCTGAAGGACCAGCTGGCGGCGCTGACGGATCCGCATGCGATCGAGCAGCTCCTCGAGGACGAACTGGCGGGCGCGCTCGGGGCCATCGATATCGGAAAGTTGCTGAAAGAGCAGGATGAGTAAATGGGAGCAGTCGACGAATTCATCCGGTCGATAAGCGAGGCAATCAAGCCGGACGATCGGATGCCGATCGCGCAGTGGGCGGAGAAGTTCCGTATCCTGCCGCCGGATACGCCGGAGCCCGGGCCGTGGCGCAACAGCCGCACGCCTTACCTGGTCGGCATCATGGATGCGCTCTCGCCGGGCAGCGGCTTCAAGGAGGTCTATCTCAAGAAGGGGCACCAGCTTGGCGGCTCGGCGCTCGGCGAGAACTTCGTCGGGCACTGCATCACGTCGGCGGCCGGCAACATCCTGTTGGTCTTTGCAACGATCGAGGATGCGGAGAAGTGGGAGCTGTCCCGCTTCGAGCCGATGCGCAAGTCGACGCCGGAGCTTCGCAAGCGCGTCCGCGACCAGAACATCAAGGGTTCGGACAACACAAAGCGCCGCAAGAAATTTCCCGGTGGCTTCATGCAGCTGATCGGCGCGAACCGGCCCGGCGGCCTGAAGTCGTCGACCATGCGCTACGTGCTGCTGGAGGAGATGGACGAGTACGCCGGCGACATCGGCGACCAGGGCGCGCCGGAGGACCTCGCGCGGAAGCGGACAAGCAACTTCGGCCGCAAGGCGCGGATCTTCGGCAACAGCACGCCGACCATCGAGGGCTCGTCGCCGATCGACCGCAACTACAAGCGCGGCGATCAGCGCAAGTACATGGTCCATTGCCCGGACTGCGGCGAGACTCAGTTCTTCAAGTGGTCGCAGATGAAGTGGCCGGCCGGCGAGCCGGAGAAGGCGGCTTATGCGTGCGAACACTGCGGCGTCCTCAATAACGAGGCGGCGTGGAAGACCAAGGGCTACGAGGGCGCGAAGTGGGTTCCGACCGCGAAGGGTGAGCCGGGCGTGGCGAGTTTCCACCTCCCGAGCCTGTATGCGCCGATCGGCTGGCGGCCGTGGGTGCAGATGGCGGTGGACTGGGTCGCGGCGCAGTCCGATCCGATCGCGCTCAAGGCATTCGTCAACAATGAGCTGGCGGAATGCTGGCAGGACCTGAGCGGACAGATCCGCAGCGCCGAACTGGCGAAGCGCAAGGAGCAGTTCGAGCTGCGGACCATTCCGCGCGGCTGCCTGGTGCTGGTGATGTCGGTCGACGTGCAGGGTAACCGGCTGGAGTACAAGATCCTCGGTTTCGGCCGCAACAAAAAACACTGGGTCATCGACTACGGGGTAATTGACGGAGATCCTGCGAAGGAGGACGTCTGGAGCCGGCTGACTGAACTGCGGGAGAGGCCGATCGTCAACAGCTTCGGCGTGCCGATGCGCGTGCATACCTGCGCGATCGACTCCGGCGGCCATCATACGCATGAGGTCTACCACTACGCGCGGCTCTACCGGCATGCGGGCGTGTTCGCGGTCAAGGGTAGTTCAATTGCAGGCAAGCCGGTGATCGGCCGTCCAAGCACGGTCGACGTCAACCATAAGGGCAGAACGATCAAGAGCGGGGTACAGCTCTGGATGGTCGGCACCGATACCGCAAAGGACTTGCTGTTCAACTACATCGCGTCCGACGAGGAGGCGGTGCCGGCCGACCGGTTCATCCATTTTGCGGCAGACCTGTCGGACGACTATTTCGAGCAGCTGACCGCCGAGGTCTACGACTCCGCGAAAAAGGTTTGGAAGAAACTTGCCGGCCGTAGAAACGAGGTAATCGATTTGTTCGTGTACGGGTTCGCAGCAGCGTTCCATCCGCTGCTGCGGCTCGACACGATGCGGGACGCCGACTGGACTGCGCTTGAGCTGGCGGTCGAGCCGGCGAATGCCGACCTGTTCCGCGAGCCGCCGCCCGCAAGCGTGCAGACGTCTGCAGAAGAGCCGGAGGCAGCACCTACGCCGGCACCGGCACCGGCGGCCGCTCCAGCGCCGCCGGTAGCGCGTCAGGAGCCGCGCGAGGACGACTGGCTTGGTGGTTTTAACGTTGATTTCTAGGAAAGACTATGGCTTTTGTACTAAGCGACCTCGACAAGCTGGATAGCGCGATCAAGACCGGCCGCCGCCGCGTGAAGTATGCCGACAAGGAAGTGGAATATCGCAGCATGGACGAAATGATGCAGGCGCGGACCTTCATCGTCGGCGAGCTGGAGCGCACCGGGCAGCTGGCATCGACGGCGCGCACCAATCAAACGAGCTACGCCGCATTCAGCCGGGACTAGACGACCATGAATCCAATCGACGCAATTGTTGCGTACTTCTCTCCCGAGGCAGGGGTGCGGCGGGCGCAGATGCGCATCGCTCTCGACCAGGTACGCGCCTATGATGCTGGCAAGGTCGGCCGGCGCACGGCGGGATGGCAGACCAGTTCGTCTTCCGCAAACGTCGAGATCGTGCAAGCGCTCGAGCGCGTGCGCAACCGGTCCCGCGACATGGTGCGCAACAATGAATATGCGACGCGTGCCATTGACACGCTGACAGCAAACACCGTCGGCACCGGAATCACGGTCAAGATGGGTGCGCTGCAGAAGGTGTGGAATCGCTGGATCGACTACTGCGATGCGGACGGCCAGCTGGATTTCTACGGGCTGCAGGAGTTGGCC